TTTTAAATAATCTAGTAATGACTCTTTTATAGTCAAGTAATCCCATGCAGCAAAATTTATTTGCTGATATGCTTCATATACCTTTTCCCAACTCTCTGCGACATTTACTAGACGACTCATTTATTTTACCTATTTAATTTTGGAATTCTATTTTTAAATCAAAACGATCATTTATGTTTATTTCAACAAAATATAGTTCTGCATACACTAAAACAATATTTTCATCAAAATCTGGTAATACTGTTAAATTTAATAACTCAACCCTTGGATCATATTTAAATACTGTTTCCAAATCTTCATATATATTAGTAAGATTATCTATATCTAATGGTTCAAATGGCATGTCTGGAATTCTAGTTCCAAAATTTGCCATTTTGACTCTCTCTCCAAATCTAGTAAAGATATGATTACGTAAATCTTCTTTTACCACATCTATATCTTTTATTATGAAAGATTTGTTTTTCTGAAAATTTTTAAAAGAAAAACCTTTATAATAATAATTTTCTATCATGTATATCCATTATTTTGAATATATTTATCAGCGACGCCATAGAGGCCCCCTTTGAATGTCTTCGTCTCCTTCTACCCTACCTATAGGTCGAAGTCCTTCTGGGCTAGTCTTATTGTCATATTGATCAAAATGATGAACATTCTTTTTATATTCTTGATTCTTAGCGTTTGGAGGAGGATTTGTGTCACACTTCATAACACGAGGCCAAGGTTCATGCATTGGTACTCTATTCGTCCATAAAGCCTGTAACGCTTCTGACAAACATGCTGGAGAAGCATACTTAGGAGCTATTCTCTGTTCTGCTGGATAAAGTCCGAATTCTTGAAAACCTGTAACTACTGGTCTATTAATTTCCATAAATCACCTTATAACAACTGTTGTTTGTTTTTTAAAATCTAACAAATTATCTAAATTTGGAAAAGTGCATCCTTCGTGTGAATTAATATCAAATACTGTTTGTATATCTACATCAAAAAACGGTATTTTGAAATTTGGAACATTTAATGATTCTGGGAATAAGTTACAATCAGTTATTCCAACAAGATCTAATAAAGAAGGAAGAGATGGGTTTTGAACAAATCCAACCAGCATATCCATTATTCTAATCGCTTGTGTAACCTGTGCTGCTAATTCTAATACTGGTCCTAATCCAGCAGAAGCTATAACGGAAGTCATATATTCTCCTATAGCCTGCTTTAAGCCATTAACTTGACTAACTATCTTATTAATAGTTGGTATTATAGACTCACACATATCCTCATCAAACATTTTAGTGGAAATACCCCAACGTATGCTTTTAAAGTTTATATCCTCTATAGTTTGAACATTTACACCGTTCACGCTTAAAGTAAAAAGAGGTTTACTACTTAGTAATGTTTCTGCGGAAATAAATAAATCTAATAAACTGGTTCCACATCTATCTATTGTCAAATTATTTCCAAAAATTTCATCGAAAACTTGCTGTGATGTTGGAGAATATTGCATTGGTGGTACGCCAGAACACATATTATTGACTGCTGCCTGAGCAGTGTCTAAATGATCTTTATAACTCCCATTTGTAAATGCTCCCCACTCTCTAAAATGAGATCTATTATATATTCTATATGCTAAATTTGCATTATTTTGTGCATTTTGCGCGCCGCCAATTATGGAAGGATCCCTTTGCCTATCTATAGAACCTGCTGGCCAATCACTTGGATTCTGAAGAGTTCTTATCTGAAATAACCCCATGGATGGACCCCAAACGGTTGGTCTCGCATCTCCTGGATTAATCGCTTCAAGATTATAACCAGACTCACCGCCAGCTATAGCCACCGCTGTAACTAGATCTTCGCCTCTAAAACCAGCATTATAAGCCAATCTCGCGGCTCTATCAGCACCTGTATACCCATCTATTGGTAGTGGACCATCACCTAATCCGCAAGGGCCTGGATCTTCAGCATCTGATGGTGGATTTTGTGGCGTATCTTCTATCTCTAAATGTAACTTTTTTGCTGCTTTTTGTACTATATCTTTCTTTGTTGCCGTATAAACACCCTCGCTTGTTACACCATATTGAGACTGCGGAGATTTCATAACTACTGCTGCGGAGCTATTTGTGTTTTTACCAACAGCTTCTAAAGCAACATCTTCAGAAATAGATTTTATATTCATGGTTTTACGTGAGCCAATATCCATTTTTCCATCAAATGAATGCATTTGTGCATTTCCGTTTGACATATTTTTCATTGACCCCAAAGCATACTTATTAACATTCCCGTTTACCATTTCATTAATGTTGTTAGATACTGTTAAATTATAATCTCCAAAATTAGTAATGGTATTGATTTCATTTTGTACTTGTAAGTAGAGTGAATCTGCTATAGATTCGCATTTTTTGCCGCCAATTTCGAAGAGGGAATCTTCAAAAGAAAGCCATCTCATTGTTTTTCTGGATATTAAATGCATATCATCTTCTGCTTGGAAGCGTATTTCTCCATCACTAGGGACTGATTCTAAATTTTCTTGTGATGTATTATTACCTGCGTATAAATGAATTCCCTTTTTTGCATGAACCCTAAATGTCTCATCTGTAGTAAAATTAATATCCTGCTTAGCGTGCATTGATATTCTTTTTTCAGAATATATGTCTATGTTTCCACTAGAGTCCATCTCAACCCAAGATTTGCCCTTATTAGTCATAATATAGATACGTTCGTTTGTATCATCCATTATTAGTTGATGACCAGAAGCAGATCTTATTTTAATTCTACAGTTAAATGGCCTGTCGTCCATCGACATAGAATGAAAACCTGGAGAACAGAACCCATATACTCTGGAAGATAAGAAAGCGCCAGTGCCCTTAAAACCAGTCCAATCGTAACCATGCGCACCTAAAATTGGTTTAACCCAATCATCCTGTTCAGCCTCTGATATTTTATCATATTGTTGATCTAAATACTTTTCTTTTGTATCGTTTGGAATTTCCCCAATATCTTCTCTTACTGCTGTAACTTGATAATCTGCAACTCTTGTTTTCCACTCCCTAGATGATCTATCATTATTAAAAGCTTCTCCAAGATTTGTGTATGCTGGTTCTATAGGCTCACCATCAGATGTCAAAGGACCATTAGGTATACCACCTTCCCCCCACTTATATCTACCATGAAATAATGTATGTGTTTCTTGATGTTCTGGTAATGATCCAAAATAAAATCTACGTTTAGCATCCCCATCTAAACATCCAACTACAACATGCGCCCCTTGTTCGGGTATAGCCCAAAATCCATAATGTACTGCGCCAACAGATTTTTCAGGCCCAACCTTTGCACCTCTAGTAAAGCAACTATTTTTTATAGAACCGCCAAAAGAACTAACATATGCACACCAAGGAAGATGTAACAATTTTTTTGGGTTATCTCCATATGCTGGACAAAAAACCTGAACACGGCCCATCTGTAATGGATCATCCGTGTTTATGACAATGCCAACTGTAGGGTAAATTAAAAACTTTTTATAACTCTCTCCGTCATTATCTACGCCTTGCAGCTTCCAAAATTCATCAAAAAATAATGATATATCTTCATTTAAATCGATCATACAAAATCATCCACCCTAGCTAAGTTTATTAATTGATAGAAATGGGAACCTTGTATAACATTCGTAATGCTTGTTGCGTGATAATGATTTGTGTGGTAGTAAAAACTATCAATTTCATTATCTTCTACATTTTCTTGTCCAAGATGACCACCTTCCCTGTTTAATTTTATTCTAACTTTCATGTAAATTGGATATCTTTCTGGAAATTTATATAAAACTGGTAGATCTGGATCATTATTTTTAACTTTCCATGGGTTCCTGCATAGATCAGAATATAATTCAAAATTGCCGCGTATTTTCATCATATTTCTAGATGTTTGCGACCTCTTAGCCAGATGGAAAGACATATCTATCTTGGCTGCATCTTCAGCACTTTCTAAACCATAATTTTTTGGAGAACTCATACCACGTATTCCAGAAAACTGTGACTTAAAATATTTTTTTGTAGGTATTCTTTCAAATGTCATTTGTTCTCTTGATCCATAATTTACTTCAGCTTCGTCTTCTTCTACCTGCTCTTCCATTATTGCCCAATCAATATCAGAATTAGAATTTACATGTAGATTAGTTATATCTATGTCATCATTAATATCACCTTCGCCTGTACTGAACCCTTCGTGACTAAAAGTGAATGTCAATGGTGTTGACACTGTTCCTTTACCGGGTCCGGTATCAGTGCTCAAACTATTCTTAGGTATTTCCGCTCCGTTTACGTTTATGAAAACATCATATTTTCCTCCACATCTTCTAACAATACAAATATTAGTTTTCCAAGTTCCTCCATCCGCTGACTGTATTCCCATTTTTTTAGAATATTTCATGATATAATCGATTGCTGATATTATGTTTAAACCAGGGGGAATTGTAATTGATCTTATGCCCGGTTTGTCTTGACCTTGCTCGGGTTGTTCCCATGGCATATTTCTATTATCTACTGGCCCATCAGCAGCGTCACCAATAGCTATAATATAGTCCAATGGCAACTCTTCACCTTTCTTTTGTTCAGGTTCTTCAATTTTCTTTACGTATCCATCTCTTACATTTGTCATCCATTCTTGTAATTGGCGTTTATGCGCAAACCGTTGCTCTTTAAGTTCTATTTCAAGAGCTTCAAATATATCCTTTAATGTTTTCATTGGTTTGCTTTTTTCTAATCTTTTTGATCTAGCCTCTGCTTTGGCAGCATCTTCTTCCGCCCTAGTTAAAATTTCACAATTAGGCGCTTCTGGTTTTGGAATTTCCTTATGTAGTGCGCCATCTTTGTGTGTTATGGTTAATTGATGAACACCAGAAAAATTTAAAAGTTGTCCATATGTATTATATGTTGCCATAAAATTCATCCCGTACAAATGGGATTTTTGATTTGCTATGCTATAAGCGTTATCTGCTACATGGAATATTAATGGCTTAGCAAAATGATAATCTTGTCCACCATCGCCTCTAGTACCTATAAAACATGTTCTCAGCCACCAAGTAATATGAGTAATACTCATATCCAATTGTTCGCTGACCTTAGCCAGAAATGATGGGAATTCGTAGTTAATCTGAGATGCTATTTGCACATTACCAAGTAATGATGTTGTTGAAATTTCTATAGGACTATAGTAAGAAAAAGTCCAAGATAAGTTGTTAATAAAATATTTATTATCCATAAACTCATTAACAACTACAATAGCCTTTCCGCAGTAAATGATTGGTGGTTCTAATACAGTACCAACAACACCTACATCCATTTCCGGTATTCTAGATTTACACGCTGATTCCGTATATTTAAAAGCTAACAATAAATGTTTTGTATTAAGCGTTTCGTATTGGTCAAACGGATTTTTAGGGATCGACATTTATATTTCTCGATGAATTATTCATAATATCAATATTAGCTTTTAATTTATTTGGTATTACTAATCTTACGCCAGTTACAAATTCTTCCTGTATATCTACTATATTGTTGTATTGTAGAATGATCCAATCAAATTCTGATTTTTGGTATATATCATAGGCTAATAAATCTGGTCTCCTATCATATGTTTTTGGTAAATTTTTTATGACAATATCACCATTATTTGAATATGTCAACTCAAAACGTTCCCACCAACCAAGTTTATTACTAAATATTTCAGTATTTCCACCTTGAGCATATCTTGAATATCTCTTTTTAACAGATGATTTATTTTCATACTCCTTGAATCTGGTTCTCTTTACCACCATCTCAATTCACCTTTTTTAAATTGTTCATAATTAAATGTGCTATTCATATCGTTGTATGTTCTCATTTCTTTTAATGATATACTGACTGGTAATATAATAGGTATATCAGAACCATTATTACATTTTATATAATCCGATTCTGAATTCCAGTCTATTGTCAAACTTGTTATTACAACTGGTATACCCCTAAATGTTTTTCCATAACCAAAAAGATTCAACACTGAAGGTGCATTAGTATCAGCATTCAAATCTTCAACATTTATTCCTTGATGAGCCAATCCTGTTTTTGGCATTCTCCATGCTCTTAGTGTGTTCATCATTCTCCAAGTGTTTTCTGCTTCTATTCTCGTCCTAGATATAAATTTATGGTTTATATTAAAAGTTCTAGCTGGAGAACCCAAATAGACCGAATGTGAACCGGCAGCACGTATATCGCTTATGTCAACGTATAATACATTACCCTGTTCACTAACTTCTGGCGTCGAATGAAATATAACCATTCCTTTTTCAAATATATCATTATCTACATTTTCTATATCTGCTGATATGTTATTTGTCTGATTTGGTTCAGATCTACCAATATTTGAAAGAGATGATATATTTTCCCTCAAATTTCTTACTCTATTTTGACTAGCCGCAATTGCAGGTCGTTTTTTAGTTTTTAACACTATTTTATGTTCGTACATTTTTGACCCCTTATATAGTAATTATTTAGCTAATATAAAAACACATATTTTAGCGTGATATAAATACAGTCAAAATTAGAGAAAAATAAGGTATATGAATAAAGAAGAATTCGAAAAAGCACTTTCTACAAATATTGCACCAAGTAATACAAAAGAGATACAACAAAAACTAGAAGAACTTACGCCACCAACAAAAGTTAAAATATCAGATATTATTAACAATAAAGTATCATCACCATCGGACAATCCATTAATACAAAAATTAAATAGAATACCAGGGGAGACTTTTAGATTACCTACTAGGGGAGTTTTTTATAAAAATGGTGAATTAGATGATAGTATAGTTAACGGTGAAGTAGTTGTATATCCAATGACAGGTCATGAAGAGCTTATGATGAAATCACCGGACATGGTTTTCCAAGGTACAGCAATCGAAAAAGTTATCAGGAGGTGCGTACCCGGTGTGTTAAAACCACTAGATATGTCTTCTAATGATATTGAATTTTTATTAGCGTGTATTAGAAAAGTTACGCATGGAGAATATATTAAAGTATTTTATAAATGTGATGATGAATCATGCGAAGTTCCTAAAGAAAAGCGAGAAGAGCGTGAATATAGTGTATCATTATTATCATTCATAAATAGCGTTAAAGAGATTAGTCAAGATGATTTTTCTAATTTAGAATTTGTTCTTGGTAACATATTTAACGTAAGTATTAAACCAGTTACGATGAGATGTCTTCTTGAAGTTAAACAAAATCTTATTCCTAAATTTGATGATGTATTGGAAGCAACACATGCAACTCAATTAAAAATATTTTCATCTATGATATCTTCTGTAGATGGGATAACTGATGAAAATATTATTTTAGGATGGTTAGATGCTCTCCCCGTAGCACTACGTGACGAACTTATAGAAAGAATACAAGTCCTACATAATTGGGGTATAGCGTTTGATTGTAAATTTGTATGCAAAGATTGTAATAAAGTAGTTAATAAACCTACAGCTATAAATCCAATAAATTTTTTTTTGACACCCTACGGTCAAACGATCCGATAAAAATTGCAAATCTATATAAAGAAATGCAGATGCAAAGTAATGCGATAATAGACTCATGTATAGAAATATCATTCTACATGCGTGGTGGAATACAATATGAAGATGCTTTTAATCTTACACCAGCCGAAAGATCTAGGATAGTTAATTTTATATCTAAACGTATAGAAAATGAAATCAAAAAACCGTTTAAAATACCAATATATTAAATTTAAATGCATATTATTACAATAGATCCTTCCATCAATTGTACAGCAATGGTGATTGATGATAAAAAAATTATAATAACGCATGAATCATATGCTTGCAATAAATCTGGGTTTAACAAATGGTTTAATATTTGTCAACCATTTATAAATTATCATATTATTAATGATATGAAACCAGAAAATGATTATTCAAAATTAGAGATACAAAAATTAAGAAGATTTAAAGAGATATCTTTACTTATTTTTAATATTATATCTAAAGAATGTAGAGGAGATATTTCAATATACATTGAAGGATATAGTTATTCCTCAAATGCAGGTCCATTAATAGACCTAGTTACACTTAGCACTTGTATTAGGTTAAAATGCTTATCTCTTACCGATAATATTACAATAGTTTCTCCAAAAACCCTTAAATCATTAACAGCAAAATGGGTATATAACCCTATTAAAATTAAAAATAAAATTGAATATCGAAATAATGATGGTGTTATTGGAGGAAAATTTACAAAGTTTGAGATGTGCAAGGCCATAATAGAATCTAACATATCATGTCCATGGTCAAATTTTCTTAGAGATAATTCAGATATTATATTAAAAAATAAAAATATTCCTAAGCCTATAGAAGATATTAATGATGCAAAAATAATGTTTGAAATATTTAAAGATAAATAATCTAAAACAAAGAGTGCTATCATATATGATTACTAGATTTTTCTTGATAGAAAATAAAAACGAAAGTGCAGAATACGTTGCAACGAAAGTAATAAATGAAATACAAAATGCTGTAGGTAGTCGTGCTACGCCAGAATGGATAGCAGGGTTATTGACACAAGCACAAAGCTCTTTCACTGGAATCAGATTTAAATTGAAACAGTTATATGATGGTGCATATGAACCATCCACGCCACCAGATAATGCAACTCCTCAAGAAAAAAAAGAATTTATAGAAAGAGAAAGAATTAAAGAAATCAATAGACAAGAAGCTATTAATGCATTGAAGGTTTTTCAAATTCTTTACAAATATAATCTAGCAGATAGAAAGCCGTATGGTAATGATTACTATGATTATGAAATCTCAAGATCTAGAAACGATAGAAGAAGAAATGAAATTCTAAGTATAATACGTTCTAGATCTCCACAAAATGCTGCAACAAGAGCTAGTGCTTTAGATAAACTAAAAAAAGAATTAAGGACGGCAGATTTCGCCGCAGCACAAGATTTTGTTCAAGAATTACCAGAAAGATTAAAAACAGCATTTGAAATATTTGTAAACTTAGATAAAAATGATTTAGCATATTTAAATAATGTATATAATATTAAAGAATATGCAAAAAAACGTAAAACTAATTATTCTAATATAATTAAAAATAAAATTGATAATGGAAATGAATATTTTTTAAGGCTACAACAATTAGGCATAATTAATAGTAATGGTACAATAAATTTAAATATTATAAAATCTTTGAAAGAGTTGTTATCTATAGATAATATAGTATATAAAATAAAACCAATAGCAAAAGATTTACATGATGTGCTAGAAAAGATATCAAGTGATATGGCATATCATGATAACGCGGTTGTTAAGCGTTTAGCTGGGTCTGATATTGACAAACATGCAGCAGAAATTGTGTTATCATTTACTGATAAAGAAAAAGAAATTTACCTAAATAAAAAAATAATACAAAAATTCAGAGAACTTGGTTTAATTACTCCTGAAAATAAATATTCAGATTTAGGAAAAGCTGTTTTAATTCTATTAAAAAATAGAAGAGATAGTTTAACTGATGTTAAAAAAGATATTGGCAAAGCTACGGGAAGAGAACCTTGGATGGGTCCATTAACACCTTCACAACCTGACCAATTTACACAAAATATAAGAAAAAGAGCAAAAGTTGATGATATAAAGAGAATGTCAAAATATAAATTTTTTGACTTTCGAAAATAACATTTTTAGATCATAAAAGACAGTTGACAGACCATAAATCATAGAGTACAATTTTAAAAAATTTGGTAATATCGACAGGGTTGCACATAGGCATAAATGCCGACGTCGGAAAACCAGTAGTAGATAAGGTTAAAGCTACTACACAAAAATGGTTAAAGATCCTTTCGAATGACTTTAATATGTAAAAGCTTTTCGATATTAAGCGTTGTATTAAAGAATATGATTCGATAAAACAATTAGAAGGCAACCTTCCTTCTAATTCCATGAACAATACATGGCAACCGCTAATGGCAAGGATATAATGGCTGGGATTTGGAGAGTGACATAGTGTATTTACCCTCTAATTCAACTGAAAATAAGGTTAGAATTAGTTAATAAATGGGGAGGGGGGACTTTTAGACTATTTATAAACTATAATCTTTTAACTATAAATTATAAAACAAAAAGACATAAAAGATAGAAATGCGAATTTATTCGCATTTCTACTACGTGCTTCGCACGTAGTATTTTTTATTAAATTATATATTTTAATAATGGCTTTTTAACTATATGCGAAAAACTGCGTATTAAATAATTATTTTTCCAAAATAAAATTATGACGTCAAATAAATTGACGCTGGCCTCAACTCATGATAGAATTATTTACACAAAATAATCAAAGAGGAAATTTATGAGTATCCTTAATTTTTGGCCATTTAAAAATTCTCCGCCAAGAAAGACTCAAATAGAAGTATTAAAATGGATAGAATCTCTTCCATCAGATATAAAATATATTATTTGTGAGATACCAGTAGGAGGTGGTAAATCACCAATTGCATTAAATGTTAGTGCTTGGATGGATGGCATTAGCTCTGATGGCTGTAAAAATTCATCAATAGGAAATTCATTTATTTTAACACCACAAAAAATTCTTCAAAAACAATATGAAGATTCATTTCCTAATATGGCTTATTCATTTTATGGCAAGTCAAATTATAATTGTGCAATAAAAGGAACTAATTGCGAAATTGGAAATTTAGTTAAGCCACTATGCAAGCCGTGTTGCCACAAAATTGCATATGATGAAGCCCTATCATCTCGCAATTTAATAATGAATTATACACTTGCAATTACTTATAAATTGACTCCTGCTGATTTAATGAAGAAGAGAAAACTTATGGTTTTTGATGAATGCCATAATATTGAAAAACAATTAATTGATATTTTTGGTGTTTTTATTTCAAAAAAATCTTGCGCAAGATATATTTGTGATTACAAAAAGCCAAAAAATTTATCAGAAGCATACAATTTTATTTCAAAAGAATATAGAAACTCTATCATTTCATTTATTTCTAATCAACAAATAGTTGTAGATGAAATTTTACATAAAATTTCATCTGGCACTAATCCATCGAAAACTGACATGGCAATTGTGGATGAATTAGAAAAAACAAAAAAACATTTAATAATGGTAAATCTATTATTAGATAAACCAAAGGATAAATTCATTTCTGAACATGTTTTAATTGAACACCCAGAATCCTTTGAAATAAAAGAATTATATGCTAGGAATATTTTTAGTTCATTCTTTGATGATACCGCTGACAAGTTTTTATTCATGTCGTCCACAATCTTAGACAAAGATGAATTTTGTTCTGACTTAGGAATTGATGCATCAAAAACTGCTTTTATTTCTATGCCTTCAGAATTCGATGTCGATAACAGATTGGTAATTTTCAATCCAGTTGCAAAGATGACATACGGATGGGATAGCAAAGAAAGAGAACCAGACAGAAAAGCTATGATTAAAGCAATTCAAACAATCTGTAATGACTTACATGGCTCAGACAATGGGGTGATACATACTGGATCTTATCAAGTCTCAAATTGGCTTGTACGCGATTTACAAGGCAAGATACCACATCGAATTTATCACCATAATTCTGACATAGAAGAATCTCGCGGTGATGTAATAAATAATTTTATTATGGATGATATCGGTACACCAAAAATTTTAATTAGTCCTTCGGTAACAGAAGGACTGGATTTAAAAGATAATTTAGGCAGATTTAGTATTATAGCTAAAACTCCATACCCATATCTTGGTGACGCATGGGTTAAAAAAAGATCGGAGATAAGTCAAAAGTGGTATATGCTTCAAGCAATGAAATCAGTAATACAAGCCTCTGGACGTGTAGTGAGAAATAGAGAAGATTGGGGTACTACTTATATCTTAGACGAATCATTTTCTTCATTATATTCTAGAATGAAAAAGTATATTCCAGAATGGTGGAATGATGCATTTGAAAGAATGTAAAAAAGGCCGCATTTGCGGCCTTTTTTACACAATGTTAGAAAAACCATTTTTATATTCTATGCATAATTTATCATCAAACATATTTGATGCTTCATCTCTATGTGAGATAATAAATAAAGCTAAATTTTGCTCTTTAGCTATTTCTTTTATAAATTTAACTGCTAATTGTACACCAGTGTTACTTAACCCAACATCAAGACATTCATCTAGCATACAAAAATTTACAGGCCCATGTCTATACTGTAATACATCTCTAAAAGCAAATGATAAAGCTAGATTTATTCTTGCACGTTGACCTGAAGATAATTGATTAAAATCAATTTCTGTATCAAATTGTTTAATCTGAGTACACATGTTTTCTAAAAAACTAACTTTATGCGGAAGTCCCATTTTTTGTAGGTAAATTTTTAATCTTGAGTTAAGTAATGGTAGATTTTTTTGTAATAAATTTTTTCTGATAAATGAATCTTTTTTTGTTAATAATTTTATTAAAAAATCTTGATGTTTTAATAATTTATCTAATTCGTCTAATATATGATCTTTAGTTTCTGGAACTTCCATAGAAATAATGTTTAATAAACTAACATCATATGGATTCTCTTCTGTTTTTAGTTCATCATAGCGCTTTTCATAATGTTTTAGCGAAGCCTTTATTTCTGAAAGTTCATATTGATTTTTTATTGTTAATTTGTTTTGAATATTTTTAATATTTTGTTTTATTTCTTTTATTAAGTCTTCATTTTGCTCTAAAATTTCTGGTTCTAAAAATATACTCTCGTTTTCTTCACTTATTTCGTAAGGATTTTTCTGTTCTTGTAAAATTTGAATTTCTCTTTCAATGATGTCACGACTTTTAATCATTTGTGATACTTCAACAATAGAAAAACGGTTTGTGTTTTCTATCTGTGACAATCTATTACTATAATTTTCTATTAGATTTTTTTCTGAAATTAGAAGATTATTTTTTTCTAAAATTAATTTTTCTAAATCTTCTTGTTCAGTCAATAAAATGTCAAATTTATGTTTAGAATTTTTATATGTCTGTTTACAATACGGACATTTTTCATCCCTTAAATGATTTATCTCATTTATAATTTTTGTTAATTTTTGATTATAGTCATTTAGTGATGCATTAATAGCATATATATTATTTTCTATACTTTTTCGTTCAGCCCTTAATTCCTGGATTTCATTGGCAATTTCCATCAATTCATTAAGATCAAGTTTATTTAACTCTTCAAATTCTTTCTTTTTATTTTTTATCTTGTTTTCGTGTTCAATGTTCCAATTTTTACACTTTTGTTGTCGTAGTTCAATATTTCTAAGTTTTTCTCTAATTTTTTCATTTTCATTGTGCATTTTATGCATTTTATTTTCTAAATTTTGAATTTCCATAAACATCTTTTCATGTTTTTCGAAGTCAATTTGTTTAATTTTGTTTATTTCATATTCTATTTTTGTCAACGTAGATTCATGTCTATTTTTCCAATCGTTAGATGATTTTTTTAAGTGTTCTATTTGTTCATTTCTTCTTTGTATTTCTGCTCTTATAGCATTATTAATAGCAGATTCTTTCTCAAATAACTGTTTAGTTGTTTTATAATTTTCTTTAATTTGTTCAGCTTTATCAGAAACTTCTGAATATCCAAATAATTCTTCAAGAAATTGAATTTGCTCAGGTGAAGTTAATGATAAAAATGGTTTACTTGTAGCAGAAAATACTACTATCCTAGAAAATATTTCAAAAGATTTACCAAGTATTTTAACTATAAGTTTATTAGCATTAGATGTGCTGTCTGGCGTTATTTCCTCAGAAAATTGCCATTTTTCATCACCGTTCCTAAAAATTTTAACACCATCTCCACCCATACCTTTATTTTTTCTAAAACGTTGAATTTTGTAACGAATATTATCAACTGAAAAAAATAAACTTACTAATAGATCCTTTTTATTAATATTATTAATAAGTTTATCGACATTACATTTAAATAATACCTCGTCATATAATGCAAAGCATATTGCATTTAATATTGAACTTTT